AAAGAAAATTTAGATGTTAAGGATTTAGATACTGAACACAGAAAGAAAGGTTTATTTTCTTGTGCGTTTCATTACGTTATAAAACGTGATGGTGCAGTGCAGGAAGGAAGAGACATTCTTTTAGCAGGAGTTCACGTTGAAGGTAATCCTGACATCACAAACAAAAATTCTATCGGCATCTGCCTCGTAGGAGGTAAGTCCGTAGAAGATATGCCTGACTGTAATTATACTTTCAAACAATATACCTCTCTGGTAAATCTTGTAAAAGAATTGAAACAGAAGTATACAGTCAGCGTGGTTGGTCACAGAGATGTGGCAAACTCCATTCTGTGTCCCAACTTTGATGTTTCAGAGTTGCTGACATAGTGTTTGTGGATAAAGTCCTTTGCTAGAAATAGTCGAGGACTTTGTCGTTTATGGGGTAGTGGAGGGAGACTAAAACTACCTCAAACCTTTGGAGGCATTGCCCAGAATCGAACTGGGATAGGTAGATTTGCAATCCACTGCGTAACCATTCCGCCACAATGCCAAAATTTCTAAAATCAAAAAACCAAATTATTACATTATGAACCAAACTGAAAGTGAATTTTTATATCACAGTCCTTGCGATAGCTGTGGAAGCAGTGATGCAAACGCTGTCTACGATACTCATTCTTATTGTTTCTCATGTAACAAACACACAAAAGGAAACACATTGACTACACAAACACACACAGAAAAAACTAAAGAACCTACAGATTTTATCACAGGTGAGATTTCACCTTTACCTAAAAGAAAAATAGATTTAGCAACAACACAAAAATTTAACTATCAAGTAGGTGCTTGGTTTGGCAGACCATGTCACATAGCAAACTATTATGATAACGAAAAGAATTTAGTAGCACAGAAATTAAGATACCCTAGTAAAGAATTTCAATGGCTAGGTGACGCAAAACAATCAGGATTATTTGGACAACACTTATGGAGTGGCAAAGGTAAACTTATTGTCATTACTGAAGGTGAGATAGACGCATTAACAATGTCTATGCTA